ATCGCGCAAGCTAACCGTACGGTTGACGTCATCTTTGATGCCGCCACTCGTATGAGTAAAGCTGCAAATGCTGCCCGTAATGGAAACATTCCGGGTGTCATTGATGTCTTGTGGAAGTCTTCAACTCCTCAATTTCAGAAAGGTCGGGAACCCAAACGCGGCGGTTCGTTAGCGAGTAATTGGCTAGCGTTCCAATACGGTTGGAAACCTCTCCTTAATGATATTGATGGAGCGGTGAAGGCTCTCGCAAAGTATCATCAAGATACTCGTGGGAGTATTCGCATGGTGACTGGGTCTGCTTCTAAACGTGAGGTAACCTACTCTAACGTTAATCATCCCTTTAACGGGTCGGTAAAAATTGGTACTATTCAATATATTACCAACTATACTACCCGTATAGGTTTGAGATATGCGATAGATAACAGGTTACATTCATTTTTAGGGCAAACCGGCTTTACTAACCCCGTGAATCTGACATGGGAGTTATTACCTTATTCTTTTGTCATCGACTGGTTCCTACCAATAGGACCTTACCTCGAAACGCTATCAGCGTGGGGAGGTTTGATCTTTGTTGATGGGTTCCAGACCGATTTTGGCAAGAGGATAACATCTTCGTCAGTGAACTGGTCTGGCAGTCTCCCAGCTTCGCCACAAACGTTAGAAGAAGCGTATGGGTCGTATTTTGGCCAGCGAGTGCGCCTTCGTAGGTCCCGCCTTACGGCGTTTCCTACTATGAAGCCTCCTGTGCTTAAAAATCCGTTTTCCGTTACGCATGCTTTGAACGCTATAGCGTTGATGAGATCTGCTTTCTAGTTCATCAGACTGACTATTATCTTTCTTGAGGTAATTATCAATGTCAGCCTTCGGCGACTTGAAACTGTCGAGCATCCTTTCCACAACCGCTCTTACAACGAGCGCTACGGTGGGAGTCGACAAGACGTACACCCCCATTGGATATGTCGTCCCTGGGGTTGCACGGTGGGAAGACCAATCTGGCGGAATCGCCGTTGGTTTTCCTAGCTTCACGATGTCCACTCGTCCCCCTACCAAGGGGAGCCGCGTGTACAAAGTGACAGCTAAACTGTCCCTACCGACGCTAGAAGCAGTTAGCGGTACTAATGTGAGCGGGTTTACACCTGCTTCACAAAAGGCCTATGACTGCCAGGCTATCGTCGACTTCCTGTTGCCAGAACGAAGCACTTCGGCCGAGCGGACTGCATTGCTCAGCCAACTTGCCTCTCTTCTGTTTACAACGATCACGGCATCGGATGCTTCACCGTCCGATTCGACGGCTACTCCTCTTAGGACTGCCGTTATCAATTTTGATAGGCCTTACTAACCTTAGCCTTAAAGGGCTTTGGTAACATAAGTCAACCTAACAAAATTAGGAAAGGGATTACCATGTCTTCTAAGAAGTATGGTTCCAAGTTCGTAAAGGACTTGGTCAGCTACCGTGTGCCTTCAGGATTCAATCCTGCAGTTGTCGAGGATTTCTTCGAAGCTCTCGATTGTCCAAGAGCGCTAACGTGTTATTTATTATGGAAACATAATGAACATTCACAGTTAGCTAAACTCTCGTTCAATCCAGCTGACTATAGTGATATGGTCAGTTGTCGAGATGCCTATGCTGCAACAAAGTTCTTATCCAAGTATAAGGATTTCTCCTTAGACGAAGATCTGGACGATGCTGCTTTTAAGAAGTTCATGGAATTCGAACTTCTTTGCAAAGGTACAAATAATCTTTTTCGGACTAGAACGAGTCCTTCCTTCTATGAAGGTCGGACCGCTAAACTGCATAGTGCAGTTAAGCGAAAAATCGAACTTATCCTTGGAGACTATGAGGCGGAAGAAATTTTCTCTTCACCTGATTGGGGTCCTGGTGCCTCAACGCTCGTAAAGCGAAGAGATGCCAGTGCTACCAATAAGTTCCAGTTAGAAACTGGAATAACACGAGATCTACACGCCCTTGTTACCGATGAGATACTAGAAGGAGCTTATCCCAACTGGTATTCTCATTTGGTTTCGGTAGGTTTTCCAACCTATCAAACCGGTAATAAAGTGGTGACCGTCCCTAAAGATTCGTCGACTAATCGAGTTATCGCTATAGAACCTGGAATGAACTTATGGTTCCAGAAATCTATTGGTGATATGATTAGGCGCCGTCTAGTTAGGTGGGGTGTCGACCTCTCGCGTCAGAATGTGAACCAGGAGCTTGCGCGTATTGGTAGTATTACCAACTCGCTTGCTACTGTGGATCTTTCTTCGGCGAGTGATTCTATAGCCTATTCCGTTGTCGAGGAGTTGTTGCCTCGGCGATGGTTTAGTATATTGGAATCATGTCGATCACCTTTTGGACTTTTGAAAGGCAAACAGTACAAATGGGAGAAGTTCTCCAGTATGGGGAACGGCTACACATTTGAACTGGAGACCCTAATATTCTATGCAGTTGCAAAATGCTGCGCAGAGTATATGGGTACCCGTGAGCGTGTAAACGCTTATGGAGATGACGTTGTTTTGCCATCTTCAGCCTTTCACGTCTTTGCAGAGATGATGAGCTT